GCCGGTCGCCGAAGTGAGATCCTCTAGCTCCTTACGCTCGAGATCCGTTAAGCCGTCGAACCGAAGATCCCATATCATCCTTTGGGCATAGGTGTCGGACCACCTGACGGACTGAACTTGAGCCGTCTCGTTCACGAGGGTGCGGAATCGGCGGGCTCGTCTGAGCGGGAATTGTGCGGTAGCACCACTACTCAATTGTGGAAAGAATGGCATTTCATAGTACCGTTCGGATAGTTAGGGTGGTTGCGTATCGCAGCTCACCCGACGCGCTGATTTCATTGCCATCCAGTTCGAAGCAGCAGCGTGGGAATACCTGCCCCGTCAGTGGATCCTGGAATTCGAAGATTCCATACTGGCCGGCCTGCTCGACAAAGAACCGCTGTAGCTGTAAAACTTCTTCCTCGTCAAGCAAATCAAGCCGGATGTTCCACCTGCGAACCGGATCGGAAATGTTCGAATACCGCTGCTCTGAGCCGTCTAAAAACGTCGTGACCTGTGTGCTCCACGAAAGGCTGAACTGTGTCGGATATTGGCACAGGGCCCCCGTCTTCAACTTTGGAAAAGTGCTCATTCATTACTCCGCTAGATAGCTGCCCAGGGGATGGGAATTTAACAAGGCCTCGCGAACTGCGCGAGCAATGTCATCGCTATGGTCAAGAAAGGACCGGCTGTCCATCGCTTGCACGTTCACCACAACGGACGACGGAAGCGTGTAGCCCGTAGCGGACATTGTTCGGGGCATACCGTCCTGACTATAGTCGACCACGGTTGGCGGGCTTGATGTCCTAAGTCCCGCTTCAAGCGTAATCGATGGGGGTAGCGTAAACGGTGTGCGTGAGGTTGGAATGTCGCCTCCGCCGGAACCGATCAACGAGCCGAGCAGTCCTCCTATCAGGCCCGAAGGGAGGTAACTGAGGACCCTCCCCGGATTTCGGCGATCCACTGCGAGCAGGCTCGATAACACGGAGTTCGTCTGTCCCGTGAACCCCGCTGCGGTTGTCCCCCCAAGGGAGGAGGCGCCGGCCTGCGTGACTGAAGAAAAGATGTCCCCACTGACCAAGCCAAGGAGCAGAGCCTGGAGGTGTTGTCCGGCCGCAAGATAGTCTCCGATGTCGGCAGTGGAGTTACCACTGCCGGCAAGGGACTGTAACAGTCTGAGCAGCGTGGCTGCTCCCGATGAGTTAGGCATTCATTGCCTCCTTCCGGAATTCCGCTTCCAAAATGATCAGGGCATCTACGGTCCGAGCATCTAGTCCCCACAGGTCCAGTTTGGGTCTTAGCGTCTTCACCGTGTAGAAGAGTTGGACCCATTGATCGCTGTCCGAAGAAATCACAGACTTAGGGCAAGCCGTTGTGTAGACGTCTCTTCGTCCCCAAACAGGCTTCTGATTTCCGGCACGGCTCGCACTTCCACTCGGCCTGGCGTGACATCCTAAAGTGAAAGGCGACAATCAGTTTTTTTGCTCTTCCGCCGATAACCCTATCTGCCCCTGAATGGCTGCTGTGATTTCGTCGACTAGTGCCTCAGGGCCTCGTTCAATCAGGAGATGCGCACACGCCGACTCACCATCGATCCACAGTCCCTCCACTTGAACAAGACAGCATTCCAGATAAACATGCTGGATTTCCTTTTCGAGGATCGCCGCCTCATAATGACTTTCAATAGCTGGGGAAGCGGTCAGGAATTCGTGCTTTCCCGCAAGAGAATGGATGCGCCTGAGAAGTTCAAGTCGCTTCCCGAATGACAACCTCCACAACGTAAAGGTAACCCCCGGGATCGTGCGGGATTCGTGCTGAATAGTGCTGGTGTATTGCATCATGTTCACGCAAAGGACAGATACATTTCGTCTTCCGCCTGGCCGCGCGCAAGACAACCATCAAACCGCCACTCGACTTTCGGCTCTCGGTCGTCGAATCCCGGTACGGAAAGCACTACACTCTTCATATAGAGCCCCATCAATTGACCGGGTTGCTGGCCCAACTGCAGCATGACCTCTACCGGTGAATACTGCTTCGCGGCAACATACAACGCTTTGGTTGCAGGGTCATCCTGCCCGAACAAAGAAAAGCGCAAAGATACGGAACGTGCACCAGGAGCAAAACACTTTGCTTTCGTCGAGCCGAACTCTCGTGCCCTCATCTCGACATTGTTGTCCAGTGTAAGTGACCCGTCCGTCAACGTGAAGAATTGATTTGGGACAGAACCAATCCAGACTTGTCCCAGGTGCCCCGGAACCGCCGCCGGGACGGGCGTTGTAACGGGTTCCGTCGGGAATGCCGTGAGAGAACCTGAGCCGGGTACAAAACTGGTGCTGTCTACGAGTTCCGCCGCCGGCCCTCTGAACTCGAATTCATGATAGTCACCGTTGATGGAGATTTTCATCCTGTCCACCACGGCTCCACATGCAATGCGCTGCACTGCCGTTTCGGGACTCCAATAGTCGTAAATCGTGACGCTTTTCAGGTTCTTCGAGAGTGCGTAGCTCACGGTTGGGCTCAAGATAGATCCGGCCGCCGGTAGTATTGTGAAGGGTGCGTTCAGGAGTATCGTACGGTCATCTACCAGAGCAGATGCGAATCGAATCTCTCCACCGAAAGCCAAGCCTTGGCCAGCGCCAAGCCCATGCGGATTGGTGAATCGAATCTGTCCGGGAGCGGGAACGCTTTCCACTGTGCCGCCCGGCGAAGACTGAACTCCGCCCCCCAACGCCGATTCAAACAGCGGACTCTGGCAGGGCACTGGGAGACCTTGCGCGTTCGCGACCATGTAACTCTTCAGAGTAAATGACACCGATGTGCGAAATGGCGCGCCATCCCCGGAATACGTTCTACTTCCCGTCTTGTCGAGGCGCTTTGGCAAGACAGATTCCTGCGCGATAGCCAGCGACATTGCTGGAAATCGATTTATGGCAGCAATCTCTGCTGCCGCTCCAAACTGCTGCTCAACGGCCGCATAGAAGCGGTTGTCTCTCGACGATATATAACAAGCCATACATGCTTTCCCATCTGCCCGGCTAGTCCATAGTGATATCCAGTGATATCGCCACCCGAGCCACCTGTAGATAATTCAGTCCACCGCGCTTCATCGCCCCGAACGTGACCTCATAGGCTCCTCCGTAAAACCGGCCCCCACCCCAATCTCCTTTGTTCGAATTCAGCACTTGCAGCACACTGTCCGTGTAGGACTGTAGTAGCAGTTCCGTGGTGCTGATCTGATCTGCTGAGGCGCGAATCTCCACGATCAACTGCGCCTTCCCGGAAAAAGTGCGAAACTTCTCCCTCTGGCCATTGCTTACCTTCTCGCAATAGACTTGGATGGAGGGATAGGAACTCGGTGCGCGTTCGATCAAGTCCAGCGGCACGTTGCCTGTAAGAACAGGTACTGTCAGTGTGCTCTGGCTCAGGGCCGCAGCGTCCGGAGCAAGAACGATGCCGTTCTCACCCGCCAGCAGATCTCTAAGAGCCGAAGTCGCAAATGTTGCTATCGTGTGCATGTGTCAGCCTCGCCATAGATAATTCTTTCCACGCACGTAATAGTCTGGCAGTTGTCCGCTGGTCGGCCCCGGACCTGAAAGCAGACCTCCCTGCGGGACGACCCAGGAGTCGGTTAGATCCAGAGGTACGCTGTTCTGTCTTTGTGCCTGCGAGTCGGACAGGCCGGCGTAGATATTCCACGCTACAGCTAGTTGCACAGGTGCTTGCGGCGTCACTTGGACTGAACCTTCCGGCCCCGGCAAAACGGCCACGGAGACCTCACTCGCTTCGCTCTCATTACCCAGGGAATCGAGCCATGATGTAGCTAAGTAATACGTGTTAGGGGGCGCGCTGCCGGCCACCATCACGATAGTTGGAGCGCCAGGCCGTTCGAGTGGCCTGGATACGCAGCCTACACCACTCAGGTACAACTCATCACGGGCTGCCGTAGCCTGAAGCCTATACTCATTCCACTTGCCCTTGTAGCGTTCTGAGAGATTGGAAAAGTGTGCTTCACGATACGCGAGCGACAGGGCCAACATCGTGACCCACCTGGCCAATGGTTCAGTAACCACGACCTCGTCCAGTGTTTTGTCAACACTGGAGGTCGATACTTGGCCCTCTAAGAACCGCCTCAGACAGGTACTAACCTCGAGTCGTGCCAAGGTTAGCTTGTCCTCTAAGTCGATTGATTCCACCGAAGCTACTCCAATGATCCCTCCCTCATACTGTGTCAGGTCAGAGATCTTCGGTGCACTTCCGTCCTTCCAAAGAGCCATTGCTTCACCCCTCCGTCTTTTTGCTTGGGGGTGCCTGTGATTCCAGCAAGCGGAAAGTCTTGTCGGACACAACGGTGAGATGTAGCCGCGACGCGGCCGCCTGTTCTTCGGCCGTCTTATGACGCTCCTGCTTATCCTGTAGGAACTCGTTGGTCTCTTCGTCAGTCGCTAATCTGGCTCGCCTCTCGACGATCAGCTTTGCCGCCTGCTGCCGCGTGACTTCGGTCATTACGCCGGCCCTTCCGCCATCAGGTGTCGCTAGACTGGCAACGACAACGAACTCATCGGGCAATTCAGCTGCCCGTTCTCGAATGTGATGATAGTAAGTCTTTAAGTCCATATATGTCTGATTGAATGCTGATGTACAAGGTTGGGTCCTGGCCGAAACCAGGACCCGGAGGAATGCGTTAGCTCTTCACTTGCACGCCAAAGTTGTTGCGAAGGACTGCGGTTCCGTAGAGAACGTCCACAGTAAACTGTTGCGCCAGAGTGTTGGGCTGGTAACTCATGATCACCCTCATACCGAAGTTGCCCAACTCCGCGTATTCCGCCACCGCCCCTGTCCCAGGCAAAGGCTGCGGTAGACGGCGAATGACTAGCCCCAGTGCGTCTTTCGCGAAGGCGATGTTGTTGGTGGTGACTGGGGAACTGCCCGTTCGAGCGACGAATTGTGATCGGAAGACGAAGAAGTCCTTGATCTTGCCGACCGAGCCGTCGATCAGCGCCCTGAGACCTGCTTCGCCTGCGGTCCGGAATTCGCTGAATCGTGGAATTTGCCGCAATTGAGAGTAGGCGTTCGCGTCCACCACCAGATGCTTGTTTTGGCTCGCGGGAACCTTCGCCTGGAAGAGCGCTGTTTCAGCCGCGTCGACAACGGCTTCCGTGATGGCTGTTCCGGCGGTACCGACCGGGGAGTTGGCAGTGAACTGCGAATATAGCGCCAGCAGGTCCGTCTCAATCTTCTCTGCCAGCGCGACAACGGCAGGTTGCATGTACACCTGGAGCAAATCTGGGACGGCCAGTACCTTTGTTACGTCTGGAATTTGGAATGTGGCCTCTGCGTGCGTGTTGAGGACGATCTGCGCATTACCTAAGCTAGGGTTCTGCGTCACCACAGTCCCGCCCTCGGCAATGTTGTTCGCGGTCAACGTCGGGGGGATCGGTACATTCACTGTATCGCCCGCCTGTGCAAGCGTCGGCTCGAAGTCGCGATTCACCAGGTTGCCCATGACAAGGTTGCCCATCAGAGCCGGCAAGGCATCAACAGCCACCAGCTTGACAATCGCATTTGCTACGTTAGCGGAAGTAATAACTCCCATCTGGCTTTACTCTCCTAATTCTTCTGATTCGTTCTTTCGATGGCGCGGTTTCCATTTCCTATCCCCCGGATAGGCTTTGCTGGGCCACGCGTGCAACTTCTTCCCTGATTCGTGCAAGATCCTTGGGGTCCATACCCGGTCGTATCTTGTCGATGTCAATGACAGTTGCTGGTTTTGGCATGCTCGACCGCACGCCGGACGCGGCTCCTGAACCGCCCGATAGGCGAGCCGGTAGAAATTCAGGATTCTCCTGAACAAACCGCGTCACGTACTCTGTGAGAGGTATGTCTCCTTCTGAGCCCCGGGCTAGATACTGCCCTTCGGTGCCCCTCCGAACGTCGTCTTTCATTACCTTGAAAGCAAGGTCCAGCTTTGTGACGCCCTGCTTTTGGAGCTCGGTGCGGATTGCCGTTTGCCGCTCCGCCTCCTCGGCTATGGCGCGGCTGCGCCGGTTTTCTTCGGCAAGCTCATTGACTCGGCGTTCCAGTTGCTCGCGGCGGCGCCTCTCGTCTTGAAGTTCCACCTTATACGCCGGCTCACTCCTCTCCTTCTCGTCCGTGTTGTATTCACGGATAACCTGCCTGATCAAGGTTCGGATGTCCTCGGCTTGAGGTGCTCCCAAACCCGTTGTGCTGCTTTCTTCACTCATATATGTGTACCGTGCTCCTTACTGCAACAGCGATTGATTGATCTCAACGTTGATGCGGTCTTTGATGTCTTGCCGGACGTCACAGAGATACTTCGCCGCGAGCTTCTGGTAGACCTGTGCCCTTAGCGTGGGGGAGGAAATATCCAGGCTCAATAGCCTCTCCGCGTCTGCCAAGTCCGAGGCAAAGTCTCCTATGTCGAAGTCGTCCATCCCCGTAACATCTACGCTGATTCTGTCTTGTCTGGCAGTAATCAGGGCTCGAAGAACTCTCTTGATGTAGTCCTTTATCGTGTCGCCGAACCCTCGCAGTACCTCTTGGGTCACCGAGAAATCTCTCTGCTTACTCAACCCTGACTGGCTGGGACCTCTGCTGTTCACACTCTGCGCTTGATGCTGTAAATAGCAAACACGATAAATCTCTTCCTGCAGCCTGGATAAATTATCCGCCGCAATCTGGAATACGCGCCCCTCCGGTTCCGTCCATCCAAACCGGTCACCTTGCCCCAACTGGATGTAGTAGGACTCACCGACCATCTGCCGCCACTCCTTGTCTGAGTAAATGACCGGCATGGCAAACAGCCCCATTGTCAGGGCCCACGCCAGGGCATTGGACTTGTTGAAATGTTCCAACTGCAATAGGGCCGCTTTGTTCATGAGCCAAAGCCCTTCGGATACCTTGAGTTCGAAGAGAGGCACGACACCCTGCGAGGCTAGTCCGTGGTAACCTTCGTCAACTAGGATCACCTCTGTGTTTGTTGACTCGCCTTCCGGCCGGGTATATATTCTGTATTTCGAACGGTCATAATAGAGCCACTTTGTCTCCACTTTTGGCTCCGCGTCTCCTGGGGAGTCCGTTCGTTGGCTTCTCTGGCGTAGTACTACCCAGTCGAATATCCCTCGCTCATCGCGGCTCCAGTTGATGAGATTCTCTGCGCCATAATCGACCAGGTAAGCGCGTGACATTCCGTACAGATCTTCCTCCGCCCGCGTCGTTGGCTGTATGCTGGCCCGAGGAAAATCGAGGAGAAGGTAGCTCCGCCCGTAGACGAGGGTTCCGACGAATTGCTGGCGCAGCATCGATGCCAGACTTGTTCCGCGTAGGTCGCAGTCGTCGGTAAACGCGGAGTAAAACCCCTTCGTCGACTCGTCCTGGGCCTCAAACGTCAATGCGGGCTCGCGGCGGAACACCGTAGCCGCGTACCAGTCGATAATGGATCCGATATAGTTCTCGTAGAACACTCGTGACAGCCGTTCTCCGTAAACATCAGGCGGCTCCTTCTGCCTGCTCGCCAGGTAATCGGTTGCCCGGGACTTCAGTTGTTCGCCGCCGGCATACAGATCGCCATACTTGCGTAAGATCGGTTTTGAGAGTGTGTAGTCAGGGTGCTCTCTTGTAATGTCCATTCGGAGTTCCTCCAATGCGCCCTCGGCGGCGCTGTTAGAATAGCCTTCTGTTCTGCTCGCCGATAGTTGGTCGGTCGCCGAACTCTTGCCAGACGAGATAGCCGAGCGCATCGCTCGTGTGCGTTCGCTGGGTGTCACGATCCTTGTCTATAACGCCCGTTCCGGGCTTGTATGTCACTTCTTCTAAGTCCTTAATCAGATGGCGGCAGCGGGGTGCGATGATAATGTCGACATCCCCTGTTGCTGATAGAAGTCGGTTGTTTACTAGAGCAGTTCGGGCCCTCACCGGCGGATTACTCTTCGGAACGCGCATGCTCACGTTGCGCCACGTACGGCACATATGTGTGTGAATGATCTGATAATCCGTTGTACCGCTGGTCTGCGAGTGGTAGCCTGACGCGTCACCATAAATGCACAGGGCCGGGAACCTCCCGTGGTAACGGTTGGAAAACTCCTCGCATGCCTCCCAAGTCGAGGCCCGCTTCAGTACGATCTCGTCGACCACTCGCAACGCTGTGCCGGATCTCTGGGCGACCACTGAGCACATTGGGCTCACGTTGAAATCCAGCGCCCACAGTATTGGCTCACCTTCCGTCACCGATATGTCCGCAACTTGACGAGACCGGTCGAAATTGTAGTAGACCCTGTCGGTCGCTCCTGCCATGTACTCGCCCAGTACTTCCTGACGGTAAAAATGCTCGTCATAACTGCGACGGAGACGTTCGTAGAAATCCGGTGAGGCTGCGAGTACGTGGCGGTTCTCACCTGGTTTGGCAATAATTACCTCATAATCATCTCCTCGGGAACGAATAAACTTTTCGTATACCCAGTCGTATCCCTTCGGCGTCCATACTCCGAAGCCGCACATCTGCCTTGCCTTCGGGTCCCGTAGTCTTCCTTCCAGCCGCAACCATGCTGCCTCCGGCGTATACGTGAGTTCGTCGACGCCAAACCACGCAAGATTGGTTCCTCGCAGCCGGTCGTAGTCTTCCATCGGCCGGAACAGTATCCTGGAGCCCGAGTCCGCAAGTGTGATGGTGTTCTCGGTCCGGTTCTGTTCAAAGGGTATTCTGTTGGCTCGTAACACCTCCAGAAATGCAACTTGCGTCGAATCTCTCAGCATAGGATAGGTAGGCGCCCCGATGAGACCAAGTCTGCCGGGGTTCAAGTAACTGAGTCGGATGGCTTCATGACAGAGAGCTTGACTTTTCCTGCTTCCAATCGGTCCCGAGAACCCTTTAAATCGCGACTTCGAATTGTGAAACCTCACCTGTGACGGGAGCGGGGAATAGCTTATTTCTTGTCGGCACTGTCCCCCTGTGACTCTTCTACCCATCGGACAAGAATCTCCTTGATCTGCTCTCCACCAATCTCTCGCTTCAGGTGGATCAGCCTCATGAATTCCAGAACTGTTACTTGCTCCTGTAGTAAATGCCATGTAGCATTACGAAACAGCCGCTCGGCCAATTTCGGCGGATCTATGTCTGACTGCTCACGCTTTTCGCCGGTCGGCTCCGCCGCATGTGAATCTTGTTCGTTGTCCATCTCTTCTCGTCCGTCGCCGTCCTCCGGTTTCCGTCGGCGGATACAACAGCCAACTTCTGATCAAAATGTAACAAGCGCTCCCTTGTTCAATAGGCCAAGGCACTCTGGAAGTTGCTGAAAACAAATGAAATGAAAAGTATGAAAGTGTTGTGAACGCCTTCCCGCCAAACTGTTCAAAATCGTAGCAATGTAGCCAACATGAACAAAATAAATGGCTTAAACGCTCGTGCGGCAGCCAGGACGCCGCACTGGATCACCGTTTAATGCTTCCATTGAAAATATTTATAATACACCCCTCTTGCATTTGGCATGCTTTTGGTCTAACCTTGTGGAGTAGATTCCTTTTCAACGGTATGGTGTCCTTGTTCCCCCAGTTCCCCCTTTCTACCCGCACCATCCTTGTATTCGTAATCGTAGGTATTATTGGGGTCATCGTAGCCGGCCCCGCGTGAGTCCAGTGTTCTTCTGAAACACTTGGGTCACCGGCGGGGCAAAGTCAATCGGCCGGTGGCCTTTTTTGTTGGTCGGCACTCTTACGTGCGGGCTGACTTTGTGAGAGCAACTTTCTAGTAGAAAGAGGTTAAGTGCAAATGTCGAATCTGATGAGTGGAGCTAGGATGCTTCTGGAATGCCTCTCTAGGGAGGGCGTGGACGTTATGTTCGGCTACCCCGGTGGTGTTACCTTACCCCTCTATGATTGCCTTCACGATGACCCCATCCGCCACATACTCGTTCGCCACGAGGAGAACGCGGCGTTTGCGGCTGAGGGGTATGCCCGCTCAACCGGCAAGGTGGGCGTCTGCTGCGCGACTTCCGGGCCCGGAGCTACGAATCTCGTCACTGGACTCGTGGACGCAATGATGGATTCCATTCCGATTGTCGCCATCACGGGACAGGTGACGTCGAAGCTCATTGGTAGCGATGCATTCCAGGAAGCAGACACCTTTGGAATTACCCGTTCCTGTACGAAGCACAACTTCTTGGTGAAGAATCTCAACGACCTTCCCCAAATCGTCCACGAAGCTTTTTTCATCGCTGCCACCGGACGCCCCGGTCCCGTCTTGGTCGACATACCTAAAGATGTCTTTCAGGGCCAAGGTCATTACAGCCCTGTCAGCGCCATCCATCTTCCTGGCTACAAGCTCGTAACGGAAGGCCATTCCGGGCAGATTCGCCGGGCGGCTCAAATGATCTGGGAGGCTCGTCGCCCGTACGTCTATGCTGGTGGAGGCATCATTGCTGCTGCCGCCGGCGAAGAGTTGCGCGAATTGGTCGAACTGATCGACGCCCCTACTGTCTGTACCTTAATGGGCTTAGGCGCTCTCCCGTCCTCGCACCCCAATTTTGTTAGCATGCCCGGAATGCATGGGAGCTACGCGGCAAACATGGGCATGTCGCAAGCTGACCTGCTCATTGCGCTGGGCGTTCGCTTTGATGATCGCGTCACCGGACGGCTTGCGGCGTTTGCGCCTCACGCAAAAGTGATCCATGTTGACGTGGACCCCGCCGAGATCGGCAAGATCCGCAACCCGGATCTGCCCATTGTGGGAGATGTCAAGAAGGTTCTACCCAAACTCATAAGAGCGCTGGCCGAGTTGAAACCCGCCATGGGCGATACCAACTCGGATCCGCGCCGTCTCTGGTGGAAGCAAATCCGCGATTGGCAAGCGGAGCACCCGCTTGTTCCCGCCTTCTCCACCACGGAAATCAAGCCGCAGCACTTGATGGTGGAAATTGACCGTCTTTCGGCCGGTGAAGCCATCGTTTGCTCGGATGTGGGCCAGCATCAGATGTGGGCCGCGCAGTTCATTCGTTTCAACCATCCTCGTTTGTGGATCAACTCCGGCGGACTCGGGGCAATGGGCTTCGGTTTGCCCTCTGCCATCGGTGCTCAATTCGCCCGTCCCGACAAGCTGGTTTTCGCCATTGTCGGGGACGGAGGCTTCCAGATGGCGGTTCCGGAACTCGCCACCATAGCCAGCTATGGGTTGCCGGTAAAGATTGTCGTCATGAACAATGGCTATCTCGGCATGGTTCGTCAGTGGCAGGAACTCTTCTATAACAACCGCATGTGTGCCGTCCAACTGGATTGCTTCCCTGATGCTGAACTCCTTGCTCGTGCTTACGGCTTCAAAGGGCGAACTATCGATAAGCCCTCCGAGCTGAGTTCTGCCCTTGAGGAAGCCGTGCGTGAGCCCGGTCCCTATCTCTTGAACGTCAAGGTTGCTCCTTTTGATAACGTTTTCCCTATGGTGCCGGCTGGTGGCGCCATTCACGAGATGGTCTTATCGCCTCCTCAGCCTGTCGAGGTTCTGAAGTGAGTGTGAATTGCTTAGTTGAGGAACTTATATGATTCAGGTGATCTCCCTTCTCTTGGAAAACAAGCCCGGCGCGTTGATGCGCGTTACTGGATTGCTGAGCGCCCGTGGCTACAATATTGAAAGCCTGACCGTGGCCCGGACTCTTGATCCCACTCTTTCCCGCATGACCATCGCTGTTGACGTCGAGCCGCCTCTCCGCCGCCAGGTCATCAAGCAAATGAACAAGCTCATCAATGTTCTTCAGGCTGTTGATCTTACCGATGGCCCTGCTGTTACCAGGGAAATGGTTCTTCTCCGCGTCCGCGCGCCTATGGATAGTCGAACCGCTATCCTGAAGGAGGCTGAAATCTTCGGTGCC